GGTCATCACCCAGATGCGCCAGCAGCGCCTGATCAACAACTGGCTGCACGGCTGGACCGAGGCCTTCCGCCAGGTCCTATCCCTCACGCTGCAGTACATCGGGCCTGCCGAGATCCAGCGCATCACGGCCTCGGCCACCCCGCTCCCGCAGGACGTGCAGGACTTTGACGTAATGCTGAAGTTCGACGTGCGCGAGATGAGCACCGACCTCGTGACCGAGAAGCTCAAGGCCATCAGCACCCTCGTCCTGCCCCTCGACACCGCCGGCGTCATCGACCGTGCCAAGCTCATCAGTGTCGCCCTCCGGGCCATCGACCCCAACCTCGCGAGCGAGCTGGTCATGCAGCAGGGACCGGCCGCGCAGAAGATGTTCAACGAGACCAACGACGAGATCGCGCTCATGTCGCTCGGTAATCCTCCCCAGCTCCGGGAGAACGACCCCACCGCGCCCATGCGCCTGCAATTCAGCCAACAGGTCCTGCAATCCAACCCGAAATATCAGGCCCAGCTCCAGCAGGATCCGCTCTTCCAAGCCAACCTGCAAAAGTACCTTGAGAATCTGCAGTTCTCAGTGCAACAACAGCAGAACGCCATCACCGGCCGCCTTGGAGTCCAATGAAACTGACCGACGAACAACTCTCGGAGGCCCTCTCCGTGTCCGAGGAGCACCCGGTGCTCAAGGCCATGGGCCAAATCCTCGACGACACGCTGCGGGACGAGGTGCACAACGCCATCATCCCATCACTTTCTGCGGAGGACCGTGCCTATAACTCAGGCCGGGCCGCCGCAATCAAGGATCTCATCGCACAAATCAGTGCGTTAAGAAACGGGAGGGAGTTGACTTCCGGTCAATTCTAGGCTCTCACTCAACCAATGGCTTCTTGGTTGGCCTTCAACAACCATGGCGCAGCATACCCGGCTTGCAGGGTCTAAAAGCATGGACATCCCGACGACACAGGAAGCGAAACCTGCCCAAAACACGGCACAGCCCCCAATCAACCCGATGCAGTTCGACGAATCGGCGTTGGCCAAGCTACTGAAGTCACGCTTCAGCGGGGAGGAAGACAAGGTGTCAACCGTCGAGCGACAAGCGCCGGAGCCGGAATCCACTTCTGTGGACGATCAGGCCGAGGATGCGGAGCCGACCGCAGAACAAACGGACGATCAGGCCGAGTCGCCTGATCAGGAGGTTCTTTCCGAGACCGAAGAGAACAGCGACGAGGAATCGCTGGGTTACCGCAAGCGGATCGACAAGCTCACGCGCCAGAAGAAAGAGGCGCTGGAGAAGGCCGAATCCCTCGAGCGGGAGCTCAACGATGCCAAGACCAAGCTGGAGCAGAGTGTCGATAGGCCTGCCCCGGTGCAGTCCGCTGCAGATCCGTTTGCCGATGTCTGGGAAGTGTCGAAGCTCAACGATGAGTGGAGCAAGGCCCGGAATCTGAAACGGTGGTGCGAGGACAACATCGACGGCTGCGAAATAGAGGGCAAGGAGTACAGTTCGGACGAGGTGAAACAGATCAAGCGGCGTGTAGAAGACGCCATCGACCTGCACATCCCAAACCGCGCTCGCTTCCTGCAGAACTATCAGCAGATCAAGCCAATCGCAGAACAACTCTACCCATGGTGGAAGGACCGTTCGGCTACCGAGTACACCGAGGCGCAGGCCGTCCTGCGGCAATTGCCGCAGATTGCCTCACTGCCGGAGTACCAGGTGCTGGTCGGTGACTTCATTGCCGGGCGCAAATTGCGTCTGGCGCAGGAGTCCGCCAAGGGCAAGCCATCTGCCACCCGCCCGCTGGCCAAGGCACCCAGTCAGCCCGGTCGACCCACCGCAATCCCTGCAAAAAAGGATTCGGTCAAGGTCGGCCTGGATAACGCCAAGTCGAAGTTCCGAAAGTCCGGGACGACCACCGAATTAGCCCAAGTACTCAAAAGGATGCTCTAAATCATGCCCCTGCTCCAAGAAAACCAATCCGGTACAGTACCGCTCGCTTCAACGTCCGCGATCCGTGAGGATCTGGCGGACTACATCGCCATCGTCGACGCCAAGTCAACGCCGTTCGTGTCCATGGCCCCCAAGGGTAAGGACATCGGCAATATGCAGTTCTCGTGGCAGGTCGACAATTACGCTGCCCCGACCATGGGTGGCGTTGTCGACGGTGCTGACGTGACCGTGTCCAGCGCCGGCAACCCGGTTGAGAACCGGACCCGCCTGAACAACTACGGCCAGGTGTTCCGCAATGACCTGCGCATCGGTTTCATCGCTGAGACGCAGAACGTGGCCGGCGTGAGCGATGAGCTCGCAAACGGCATTGCTAAACGTCTCGTGGAGCTCAAGCGCTCTATGGAGGCGACCTTCATGTGCACCAATCAGGCTGCGCAGACCGAGGTCAGCACCTCCAACCCGTACCTGACCGGCTCCTTGGGCAACTGGTTGACCGCTGACAACGCCGCCAATATCGGCGCTGTCGCCTCCGGTTCGGTTTTTAAGCCAGCCTCCGGCGCCGTCAGCTCGATCACCAGCGCTGCATTCACCGAGGCCACCGCCCAGAACGTGCTGACTGCCGTCTACGGCGTCACCGGCACCTTCCGGGACTACGATTGCATCTTGGGCACCACGCTGAAGCGTGCGTTCACCAACCTCACCTCTTCGCGCACCACCGAGGTTGCCAACAACAACGCCATCGCTGCCACAAGCGTCCGCACGTTTAATCAAGAACTTGCGAGCGATACCTATAAATCCTCAATCGATATTTTTGAAGGGGATTTTGGACGGCTAATTTTACATCCGTCCACTTTTATCGGTGGTAAGGATGGCACTGCTCTGTCTGCTCAGGCGTACAAGGGCTATGTCATCCCGATGGACATGGTCGAGGTCCGCTACGCCAAGCTCCCGCAGGTCAAGACCTTGCCCGACGCCGGCGGCGGCCCTGCCCGTTTGATTGAGGCCATTGCCGGTCTCGTGGTGAAGAACCCGAGCGGATTCGGTATGTTCAACGGCGTTAGCTAATCAAAAAACCAACAGGGGAGGTCCATTACGGGCCTCCCCTTCTTTCATTTTATCATGGCTCAGAATTCCGCAGCATCCGTAATTGCCAGCGCTCTCGACGACCTGCCCGGCGAACTGCGCCGCGCCGTCATTAAAGAGTTCCAAACCGGCATCCAGAAGGACTGGGTCAAGGCCGGCATTGATCAGAAGCGCATCGCCAAGGACTCGGATCGCGATATCCGATCCGTTGACGGCATCGGGCGCCTGCGGATGCGTATCGACCCCACCCTCTACCATGCCTGGGGGCACAAGGTCGGGTACGATTGCTGGAAAGATTCCCAGTTTCTCAAAGAAGTAGAGCGCGATAACCCCGAGGTGCGAGTGCGCTGCGGTGCTACACGCTTGCAGGTTGGATGGACCGGTGGCACAAAACGCAGTAGTCAGAAGTTCACTCTATGAATGTCGGATCAAACCGCCAGTTGGCCGGCGAAAACGGTGGCCGATACATCACCGCATCGAACGGAACCGTGAGCGGCAACTGGATGGAAATCCACGCTGTCTCGACGACCATTCTCGGATCCTGCACGTCCAACATCACCGACCTCGGTGGCGGCGTGACCATCCAAGCCGGCGACAGCATCAACGGCGTGTTTACCTCCATCTCAATTTCAAGCGGCTCACTGGTCCTATACAACCGCAAGTACGCCTGATATGCGACTCGGACTCGGACTAGGACTCGGCATTGATCAATTCATCAGCGGAGCTGGTGGAGGCGCCGACCTGCCGATCATGCGCCGAGACCTTCTGCGCGAGGACGAAGGATTCATCCTCCTAGAGGACGGCACGTCCAAGATCGTCATCACTTTCGGAACATTCGACTCTTTAGACTTGGAGAACGGGGACTTCCTGCTCCAAGAGGACAACGGCAAACTCATCATTCAAGCAAACTAGACACTATGGCAGACACGAAAATCACGGCCTTGGCGGCCATCACCACCGTCGATCCCGCGGCAGACGTTCTGCCGATTGTGGATGTCTCCGATACGTCGATGGCTGCATCGGGCACCACGAAGAAGATCACCTCCAACCAGCTCTTGGGAGCAGGCGGCACCGCCACCCTCGCCTCCGCCACCATCACCGGCGCACTGACGGTGGACACCACGACGCTGGTTGTTAATGCATCAACCGATCGAGTGGGTATTGGTACGGCGACACCTGCCCGTCCGCTTGATATTGTCGGCAGTTTTCAGTCTTCGCTTGGTTGGGTTCTTGTCGGAACTCCTGCTGGTCTTGGTGGGGCTACTCGATATATCGGAGGAGCTTCTACTACCGATAGTTGGTACTACAACGGTTTGACAGGAGGCAGTCAGATTTGGGCGTTTGGCGAATCCACCGCCATGACCCTCAACTCCACGGGGCTGGGCGTGGGGGCGGCGAGTCCTTCATACAAATTGGATGTGAATGGAGTCGCCCGAGTCAACAGCGGTGGCGATGGATTGTTCCTTTCAAGCGCAGCCGGACCTGATCTGTACATTGTTGGCACCAACTACTACAACAACAACGGAACCGAGGGCGTTCAGACTGTTGCCCGTCCTTCATGGAAGATCGAACACAAGAACAGTTCCGACGCTCTTGCATATCTCGACATTGGTTTCCGCGCTGCTTCTGCTGCTGCCAGTGCGTTCACCAGCCGGTTCAAGATTGATGGCACGGGCCAAGTGGGCATAGGCGTTACGCCGAGTGCGTGGAATGCCACCTACAACGTCATTGACATCGGTCAGAATGGTTCGATTTCTGGCCGCACATCGACGAACAACACAATCGACATTGTTTCCAACGGGTTCCGCAATTCTGGCGGCACTTGGGTTTACAAGCTGGCAACATCGAATGCTGCCGCTCGCTATCAAGTTGATGGAAGCACCGGAGCGCATTTGTGGTATAGTGGTGCCGCTGGAACGTATAATAATACTATCGCTGGTTTCTCGACGGCTTCGATGACGCTCGATGCGAGCGGGAATCTTATTTGGAGTCCTGCTTCAACTCCTCCAACCCTCGCAACCAACGGCCAGCTCACCGTCAACGCTACCAGCAACACCAACCTCCGCTTCAGCTATCGCGGATCTGATGGCACAACCCGAGTCGCCGACATCACTCTCGCCTAATCTTATGATTACCCTCTCTTGGATCATCGAACGCCTTCTCGTCCGTAAAGTCGAAGGCACCTACTCCGATGTCGTCATCACCGCCGACTGGAGGTGCAACGGCATTGAAACCATCGGCACCGGCGACGACGAGAAGACCTACAGCGGCACTTGCTACGGCTCCTGCTCGTTCGCTCCGCCGTCTGGTAGCTTCACGCCATATCCTGACCTCACGCAGGATCAGGTTCTCGGCTGGTGCTTCAGCAACGGAGTCGATAAGAGCGCGATTGAGGCGAACGTGACGCAGCAGATCGAGAATCAGATCAATCCGCCCGTGGTGACGCCGCCGCTGCCGTGGTTGCCGCCGGTTGAAATCGTCCCGCCGATGTTGCCGCAGGTGGAGCCGGTTTTGATTGCGGAGGAGCCAGTCGTTTCCGACACTGCGGCCTGATATGATCAAGATCGAACTGACTCCGCAGCAATTCAACCAGCTCTATGAACTGCTGGTCATTGGTATGAAGGCCGGCAACGTCCAAAACATGAAGGTCGGACTGCCGCTCGTTGAAATCCTCGAAACCGCGGCCGCGCAACACAAACCCGAGTAACATGGACGCAACCAACCACGGCGGAACGAATGGACTAGCCTTGTCGCTTGGCACGGCAGCGGCAGCAACGTCTGCATCTATGCTGCCACAACTCACCGACGAGATCCGTTTTGCCTCCGCCGTGGTTGGTTTGATTGCGGCCTGTGTCGCGTTGTACAAAGCCATCAAGAAATGAAAAACACCAAGACAACTCTCGCCGGTATCGGAGCCATCCTCGTCGCAGTCGGTGGCGCCTTGAGGGCCATCTTCGACGGTGACCCGACCACCTCGGTCGACCCGACGGCCACCATTGCCGCGATCTCTGCCGGCATCGGCTTGGTCATGGCTAAGGACGCCACCGAGAAGCTCGAGATCAAGAAGTCCGAGTGAACTGGATCTATCAGATCCTGAAGGCTCTGCTGGACTGGATCCGCGAAACACCGCCCACCGATGTGCAACATGGCAACGCTCCCAAGGCTCTCAAGAACGATCTCGCTGATCGCATTGCTGACCTGCCTGGGCTGCCAGGTGACGAAGGTGGTCCTGGTCCCTTCCGGTGATCCGGTGATGCTGGCCAAGCCGGTGAAGGCCAGCGTCTATTCCTTCGATAAGAACAAGAAGCTGGTCGGGCCTGCGACGGTGGTAATTCCTGCAGGTTGGTACGCACTCCCCAAGAGCAAATGATCAACTACAAGGGCAACAAGTTCTCCGGCTACAACAAACCCAAGCGCACGCCGGGCGAGAACAAGAAATTCGCTGTCCTGGCCAAGGAGGGCGACAAGGTCGCTCTCGTGCGTTTCGGCGACCCCGACATGACGATCAAGAAACACATCCCGGAGCGGCGCGCATCTTTCCGAGCCCGTCATGGTTGTGACGAGCCGGGCACCAAACTCTCCGCCAAGTTTTGGGCGTGTAAATCCTGGTAGCCAATGAGAACCGTCACCTACGACTACGTGCTGCAACGCGCCTGTGAGCTCACTGGGCGCGTCTTTTCCACTCTAACGACCGAGGAGTCCAACTTCTTCCGCACGTTCATCTCCATGTCACTGCGGAGCGCCTGGGAGTGCTTCGACTGGCCCGAGCAGACCGTGTATCAGCAGGAGTTCTTCGCGCCCAACTACAGCGATGCAATCACGTATTCGCAGGGGACCGTGGTGTACTACCCGGTCGAGCAGAAGTACTACCAGTACGTCGGTTCAACCAACTCGGGCAATGCGCCCACGACCAACGGCCCCAACGGAACGCTCAACTCGCAGTACTGGGGGCTGGCTCAGGCATCCTATTCCGGAAACGCAAGCTGGAGCTCAACGACCACGTACACCGTCGGCACCATCGTTCTCTACCCGGTGACTCAGGAGTACTACCAACTCTACGGCACCGCCTCGGCAGGCACCGTCCCGACCAACACAGCCTACTGGGGAATCCTGAACAAGTTCCTGCGCAACATCTCGCAGACGACCAATCCCGACGGCACCACAAGGGCCGTACCCATTGGCGAAACCTTCTCAGTGTGGCCCATTGATCCGCGGGTAACCTGGCGCCAGCAGGAGGCACCGTACACCTTCACAGACGACGGTATTTTGATCACAGCCGAGCTGCCCTACGTCTGGATTGAGTTCCGAAAGACACCGCCGCTCCTGTCCAGTGCCGCAGAGGCCACCGCCTACGCCTTCCCCTACCGCTTCTGCGAGATCTGCTCCCTCAAGGCGGCCGGCCAGATGCTGCGGGTCGACGGCAAGATCGACCTAGGCAACCAGTTCCTCGAGCTAGGAGAGGCTGAACTCACCAAGGAGATCGACAAGGTGGCGCTGCAAGAGAAATATGTGCGGCAGATAATCGTGCCCTCCCGGTAATATGCCTGACCTGCCTGACATCATATCGGTCGACGACGGCTTCAAGGGCGTCATCTCACGCCTTGATCCCGCCCAGTTGCCCGCCCAGTTTGTCAGTCAGGCAGTCAACCGTATATTCCAGGATCAAAACATCCGCAACCGCTGGGGCATTGTGCAGCCCAAGTGGGGCGGCAAGTGGACCCTGAACACCTTTTCGGCAACGGTCACATCCGGGTCGAATCAGGTGGATGTTGTCAGCGGCAGTCCGCCTCCAAACGGAACGATTGTCTGCTCCGACAGCAGTGCCAATGTGCTGGTGTTCCCCAACGGAACCCGCTGCATCTCGGACACCAACTCCAACGCGATCCTGTCGTCTGCAGCCATCACGTTCACCGGTGGGCCGACCAATCGCAACATCCAGTCCTACAACAACACCACAGCCTTCACCGACATCCTCGGTGTGCTGCCTTTCCGCGATCCGGACACCGGCTACCAAGCCCTGATCGTCGCCACCAACGAGGTGCGTACTTCCGACGGAGGACAGGGCAGGATGTACCTCGTGCGCCCCAATCAGTCGCACTTGGAGATACCGCTCAACGGGCACGACATCTACAGCCCGGTGCGTTTGATTCAGGCCACCAACTCGGTGGTCATGCTGCGCCCGGGGAACGCTCGGTACTACTTCACCGGAGCCGACGTCAACACTGGCAACAACACTGTGACATTGAATGTCACACCCGACCTGCAATCCGGTGATCGTGTTGTGGTGTTCCAGATCGGAACTTCACCGAACCTCTGGACCTCGTCCACATCGACTGGTCAGGGATTCGGGATGTACGTCAACGTGAAGGCCGGTGGTGTTTGCACGCTGCACCTGTCGCAGGCCAGCGGCCAGCAGGGCACCAGCCCGGTCACGCTCAAGACAGGGCTGACGTCATCAAATCGGTACTACTTTGAGCTGTCGAACAACACGACAGGCTACGATGTCACCGAGGGCATCAGCGACTTCTACAACGATGGGTTGCCGCTGATCATGGAGGCCTCGTACTCATCGGGTGCTCCGGTCTCTGCTCTCGACAACGGCTTCAATCGGATCGCATCGGTAAACGCCATCGTGGCGTCATCGTCGACAGAGGACACGATTACCGTACCGAACCATCCGTTCGTTCCCGGCGATCAGGTGACGCTGTCAAGCATCCAAAACGGCGGTGCTACGGTTACCGACAAGATCTACTACGTCTTCCCGCAGGATAAGAACTCACTGAAGCTGTTCTCTGGATCAACCGAGGAGACTGATTCGCTCAACACCGCGAAGACGGCGATCATCACCGGGACGATTGCTGCGCAGACTGCCACTGGAACCGCGGTGCTTTCCGGTGCAACCGTTGGCTCAATCACGCTTGGAATTAGTGGCGCTGGATACACCGCAGCACCTGCGGTCACTATCGCTGCACCGGGTGGAGGTGGAACCACTGCCACAGCCACCGCAATCGTTTCCAATGGCAAGGTCACTGGATTCACGATGACCAATGTTGGTTCAGGATACTCATCAGCTCCTTCCGTTAGCATTGCTGCACCTACTTCCAGCGGCTACACCTCGCTGACCATCGTCGACCAAGGTGCAGGCTACCTCACGGCCCCAACGATTACGCTCAATGGTGGCGGCACGTTAGCTACGGCAACGGCCACAATCACCGACGGCAAGGTGACCGCGGTGACCATCGTCAATCCGGGCATCAACTACACGTCCGCGAGCGTCACAGCATCGCAGCCTTCGACGCTGGTCGATGTTCAGTCCGACTCCATCACCGGCACGATCAAGAAGTCATCGGCCTCCGGAGCCAACGTGCCTGCAGGCCGTGAGGGGCTGTACTTCCAGAACCGCTTGCTGCTGCTCTATGGGCCCGACTACCTCGCAGTGTCCGACGTTCTGGATCCGCTGCACTACAGCCCGATCCTGAACGAGTTCAAGCTGAACACGGGTGCCAATGACGCCGTGGTTGCCCTGTATCCGTTCAACACCACCACGCTGATCGTTTTCAAAGAGCGCAGCATTCTCGCTGTAGAGAACCTCTACGGCGACTTGTCGACCACCCGCCTCACTGAGGTCACCCGTGAGTTTGGATGCGTCAGTCAGGCGTCTATCGCTTCCACGGGCTCCGATATCGTCTTCCTGAGTCAGCGCGGAGTCATCAGCCTCAAGCAGACCGAGTTTGGCATCAGCCAGTCGGTGGTTCTCCCGCTGTCCGACCCCATTCAAGATCTCATTGAAGAGATCGATCAGGCCAACTGGGGCAAGTCCTGCGCTGCCTACTACAACAACCGCTACATCCTGAGCGTGCCTGTCGAAGGAGGCAACGGCACCAATACCAGGACGTTGGTCTACAACTTCCTGAACCAAGCGTGGGAAGGCTACTGGGAAGGCTCGCTGCTTGTCCCGCGATACTACACCCGGGTCATCGTGGCCGGCACCGATACGCTGTGCTGGGCCGATGAGAGCGGACTCATCCACACCTTCGACCTGAATGCGTTGCAGGATCGCACTCGTGTCGGATCCATTCAGCAGATTGCGACCTCGGTGTACTTCCGCGGCCATTCCGGGGAGAACGACATTGATCACAAGCAGTGGACGTTCGTTCAGTTTGAGCTGAGCAGTTGGAACCCCACGTACTCCATGAGCGCTGTCTTCGATGGCGTGAACGAGACCTCCGTAATCGCAACCAACGAAACCAAGAGCCGCACGGCGTACTACACCTATGGCTCGGGCACCTTTGCGACCAACAACTCCGGCGACAACTTCCTCGCTCCGTTCCGGCAAGACTACTCCACGCTTCCGGGTTTGCGGTGCAACACTTCCGGATTCAAGGCAGGCCTCGTGCAGTCTTTCAGCCACAAGGCTCGCCTGCGTCGCCACTCCGTTACCATGCAGCCAGTGGTCACCACAACCACCGGGGCGCTGACGATTCACTCGGTCAAATCCATCGCAATCCCTTTCAGACTCTACGGCAAAACCGACGTCTAACCTATGCCACTCTTTGTCACTGTCACACCGGGAACCACCGTCACGTCATCCACTACGCTGGATGCTAGCACGCTCAACCTGCTCGGTACTCCGAGCGTCGACGTCACGGGCACGGTCGATGGCGGTTCGCTGTCGATCACTTCCGGATCAGTTCCGCTGACAGCATTGGCAGCGCAGAATGCCAGCACGCTTGTCGGCAATGCCTCTGGATCATCTGCAAGCCCGACTGCGCTGACGTCCACCGATCTGGCGTTTGCTACCGGAACCGTTAATATCGGCATCGGAGCTGTCACCACCGCCAAGCTGGCCGACTCATCGTCATCCGCCACCGGAGTCACCTACGCCAAGATCCAGCACGTCACCGATGCTCGGTTGCTGGGAAGGGCTAATGGATCCAACGGCGTTCCTCAGGAGATTAGTGTCGGATCCAACCTTACGCTTGCAAGCGGTACGTTGAATGCGTTGAGGCCTCGGACGGCTTTTACAAATGTTGAAGCAGCAAGCACATATACCGTCTCAAATAACCGAGCCAGTGCGGTTGTAATCACACCTCTGACCACACAAATCACGCCTCAGTCAAACACCTCAAAAGTGCTGGTTCAGTTTAATTTCAGCGGAGAAATCGTTTACACTTCTGCATTCATTCTTGAGCGCGTTGACGGTGCTACTGTGACCCCGCTTGGCGTCCCTTCAAGCCCGGGATCAAACCGGATTTATGGCACCAAGGTTGCGCCATTTGACGGAGACGACGGTTCGACACAATTCAATATGGCGATCTCGTTTCTGGATTCGCCAGCAACGACGAACACCATTTCGTACCGGATCAGAGTTTATTGCTCGGCTGCGAGCGCTGTTTTTGGTTTGAACAGGTCGATTAGCGATGAGGATCAAAACTTCTACATGAGAGCCACATCTCAGACGATCCTTCAGGAGATTCTGCCGACTTGATGATCCCCCAGATCACAGACTACCTGCTGCACAAGCTCCCCGACAGCTTCAAGGGCTGGACCCGCGAGGCCGTCGAGGACTACGTCATGTTCCATGCGCAGCAGGGCACGCTCAAGATCGCCACACAGGACGAGCAGGTTGTCGCCGTGCTGGTAGGCTGGCGTCAGGTGGGTCCGGAGCCTAAGGCATGGACGTGGCAGGCCAGCGATCCGAATGGCGACCACTGGTACTGGCATCAATTCGCCGCGGATTGCGCGGTATTCGCCATGGCGGTGGCGGCTAAGTTCTTTCACGACAGGCCGGAAAGCGCAATCCTCCCGGCCATCGGTCACAGAAACGGTAAACTGGTCACCTACAAGAAAGGCAGTATGCCGATCTACAAGATGGCCTACAAAAAACATGGGAACATCAGTTAGCGCACCTGCTCCAAGGGATTACGCCCAGGAAACCCGGGATACACTCCGAAGCCAAATTGATCTGGCTCCAGAGAAGTACGCCGCCGAGGCCCAGTTTGCGCCTAAGTATCAAGCGCTTCAGCTTGGCCTTCTTCAGCAGGCCACACCGGAGCTCCTGAGGCTCTACAAGGAGCAGATCGCGCCTACGATGGGCGAGGTCGAGGCGGCCGCCCGCTCCCGCTCCCGGGCAGGCGATATTGCCGACATTGAAAAACTCGGACCTCAAGCCCGTGCTGCGATCAAGGCGGCGTCACCTGAGCAAGCTGCATTGGCCGACACGCTGACAGCGCAGGCTCAATCAGGACTCAATGCTGGATCGCGGCTGACGCCCGAGCAGCAGCGGATGGTTGAGCAGCAGACCCGCGGATCGTTTGCCGCACGCGGTCTCGCTGGAAGCCCGACTGCCGGTCTTTCCGAAGCCGTGCGATCCCAGATGGCCGGTGCCGGCCTTCAACAGCAGCGCCAGCAGCAGGCCATGGGTGCCCTCGGGGCTTCCCAAGGAGTCTATGGCGACGTGTTCCAACAGGTGCTTGGTCGGCCTTCGCAGGCCTTTGCCGGATCCCAGGGCTTCCTCGGGCAGGCTCAAGGATTCAACCCCGGCCAGTTGTTCAATCCGGAGAGCCAGTACGCCGCCAACCTGATTGGTGGCAACCAGCAGGCCCAGCTTGCTGCCCGTACTGCTTCCGCCGCCAACACCACAGCGCTGATCGGTGCCGGTATGTCTGCCGCATCCAGTCTATGAACTACGGATACCAGCAGACCGGTGGAATGATGCAGGGCTACGCACCCCAGCCGCCGATGATGCCTGGCAGTGGGTACGGTGCGCCCATGATGACCAACTTCCAGAACACCACCGCGGATGTGGAAGCCCAGCGCAAACGCCTCAAGGCTCTCGGACTGGACGACACCATGATCGACGATGCCTTGTCGTTTAAGCAGGGCCTTTTCGAGAAGCGCGATGAGATGCAAGGCAAGGCGCTTGAGGCTATTGGTGGTGGCATCAAGGCTGCCGGAAGTAATCTCACCGGAGCAGCGTCTGCCGCCGGTGCCGGCCTCAAAGGCCTTGCGTCATCTTTGTGATCATCAAGTTCCAGCGATGCACAGGAATCAGGCTCTTTCGGTTGTTCCGATGGCAGCTTGAGATCTGGTTTTGCCCCGCTGGTGAGTTGATCCCGTCGCACACCCATCAGTCATTCAGCTCTAGGATCATCCATGTCCTAGGGAGGATGTGTTGGACAATGGGCGACAGGTCCAAGAGTGTCAGCACCTGGCACTGCGGCTGGTCTAGGCCGGTGCCTGCCGGTGTGAGTCACTCAGCGGTTGCAGACACTTTCTCGGTGTTCCTGAACCTTGAACGGTGGCAATCCAAGCCGACATCTGCTGCAATCGACTTCCATCAATGAACGTCAAAATCCTTGCGACGTGCAGGAAACTGGAGTTGCTACCGGCAGCCACACTTGTCTTCAAAACCCTGCGTACGGGCTTTCCTGACGCAAAGGTCACTGTCTACATCAACGCCATCCCGGAGGCTGTAGAGGCCATCCGAGAGGCTGCAGCGGGCTGCACAGTGGTCGAGGTTGAAACCATCCATCACAAGTGGATTGAATCCTTGGTTGCCCTGGAGAACGAACCGTTCTTCATCTGCGACACCGACATGGTTTTCTGGAAAAAGGTCGATCAAAGCAACCTCATCGGATCCCACATTGTCGGGATATTGACGCCTAGGTTCCGAGATCCGTTCTCAAGGTGCGTGACGATGGAACGGCTGCACACCTGCCTGCTGTACATCAACCCGTCGCTGGTGCGTAAACGCATTGCACGATGGGACGCAATGTGCCCGAACTCGGTGTTCACTCCAAAGGCGAACCTGTTTTATCCGCTGGTCATGCCTACCCCATTCGGGAACACGTTCTACGACACGCTAGCGCTTCTCTACAGTGCAATAGGCGGGACGTTCTTTACCGCCGATCAAATTGCCTCCTTCGACCATCTGCACTGCGGTACGTGGGTTGATCTCATCGAGTCATCCATGCCCGGGATGAGCAGTCTGCACAAATCTGTGTTCAACGATCAGAATGCGGCAAAAGGACTGAGGTCGATGCAAAACGAATTCTACAAACGAAATGCCTGCTGAAATCAAAGACCTCGGATCCATCTATGCCGAAGCAACGGCAGGAAACGAATCTGCACGCCAATGGATTGCTGCTTGGCACTTCTATTGTCACGCCATTGACGACTTGGTTGATGGAGACGCTGTGCTCAACACCGAGTCGATGCTTGACCTGTTGATACAGGCTAATTCCCTCTACTCAATGCCGTTCTACATCGAGAACTGGTTCCGGCTGCAACCCGTCATCGCGCAGATCACCAGCACCTATGCAGACTCGGTTGCTTGGGAGAAAGCCGACGAGGAGTGGAAGCGTCAGACATCCGATGTCCTACGGCTCTGCGGCAACGACATGATCCTTCAAGTGGCTTGGATAATCGGTGGATACAAGCACATGAGGGCTATCAGCTTGAAACTGCGCGAGTTCGCGTATCACTCTCAACACGCATAATTCTATGGCAACCTA